ATTACGGGTCTTTCGGGTAATGGTAAAACGTTCTCTGTGGAGCAAGCGTGTGCTCAACTGAAGCGTGAACTTATCCGCGTCAACATCACCATTGAGACTGACGAGGATGACCTGATCGGTGGTTTCCGCCTGGTGAATGGTGAAACCGTATGGCACAATGGTCCCGTGATTGAGGCACTTGAGCGTGGTGCAATCCTTCTGCTGGATGAGATTGATCTCGCCTCTAACAAGATCCTGTGCCTGCAATCCGTTCTGGAAGGCAAGGGTGTCTTCCTGAAAAAGATTGGTCGGTTCGTGAAACCTGCCGCTGGTTTCAACGTGTTTGCTACCGCTAACACCAAAGGTAAAGGTTCTGATGATGGTCGTTTTATCGGCACCAATGTGCTGAATGAGGCATTCCTTGAGCGTTTCCCTGTGACCTTTGAGCAATCCTATCCTGCTCCTACAACTGAGCAGAAGATCCTTGAGGGCATCGCTCTGGATCTGGGTGTGGAGGATCGTGATTTCTGTAAGCGTCTTTGCGATTGGTCGGACGTGATCCGTAAGACGTTTTACGATGGAGGTATTGAGGAAATCATCAGCACCCGCCGTTTGGTTCATATCGTTCGTGCCTATGCTATTTTCAAGGACAAAGCAAAGGCAATTCAAGTTTGTGTAAATCGTTTTGACGATGAGACCAAACAGGCATTCTTGGAACTCTATGATAAAATTGATATGGATTTCCAAATGCCTGCCGAGCAAGTAACTGAGCAAGTTGCAACTCCTGCTCCTTTCTGATATAATTGGGGGAGGTAAATGTGCCTCCTCTTCATTTTTACTATGAAAAATTATGACCGAAAACTTTGAGACAAATTATTCAGATTATGTCACTACCAAAAATGTGAGTGGTAGTGATAGTTCTGATACTATTTCTTTTTCTGGATCTCACCTTCCTGGTGGAATGTATGGGCAGCAAGATTTTTGGGATTATGATGGAATTAGTCTGACTGGAAATCCTTACGTTGCACCTGATACAATCTCATTAAATAAATTTAATCTTAATATGAGCGAAACTAAAAATCATTTCTGGAAATACAACGAAGATAAAATCCTGAAGCAACTGGAAGAATATATTGCTGGGACTTATAGACAGCACTATGTTGATCGTACTGGTGGAGGAACAGAACAGACCATTGATAAAATTAAACACAATCGTCGAGAAGGATTTTGTGCTGGTAATGTAACCAAGTATATTGATCGGTATGATACGAAAGGAACTCCTCGTGCCGATTTGTTTAAAGTTCTTCATTATACTATTCTCCTGATTAATCATCTTAATCTGATTGAAAACAAATGAAAATCAAACCTCAAACTATGAAACTCTCTGACAATACCCTTGCTCTTCTCAAGAATTTTGCAGGCATCAACAACTCTATTCTTGTGAAGAAGGGTAATTCCCCGCGACTTTGCCATTTATGATCTCAATCAGTTCCTGAATGGTCTGAGTCTTCATCAAGATCCTGATCTTGATTTTACTGAAGACTCTCACATTACCATCCGTGAAGGTAAGCGCAGGGTGAAGTATTTCTTTGCTGATCCTAATGTGATCATCTCTCCTCCCGAAAAGGAGATCCAACTACCTTCAAAGGATGTTTGTTTCCAAGTTGATAGCGTAACTCTGGAAAAACTTGTCAAGGCAGCGGCAGTTTATCAACTTCCTGATCTTTCTGCTGTTGGTGAGGCAGGTGTTATCCGTCTGGTGGTTCGGGACAAGAAAAACGATACTTCTAACGAATACTCCATTGTTGTTGGTGAAACTGATAAGGATTTCACTTTCAACTTCAAGGTTGAGAACATCAAGATCATTCCTGGTTCTTACGACGTGGTTGTGTCAGAAAAACTACTGTCACAGTTCAAGAATACCAAGTACAACCTGTGCTATTATATTGCTCTGGAACCAGACTCAACCTTTAACTGATGGACTTTCTTTTTTACCTGACCCCTCAAGCGCAAGAAATTGTTAATCTCATTCACAAAGCAAACTTTTCTGTAAAAGAAAACGTAGAATTCTGTAGAAATAAAAATTTCTTTGGTTTTGCAGATTTTGGTAAAAAGTTTGTGATCTGCACAAACAACATTAAAAACAGTGGGTTTGATCCGCATTTTTATATTAATGAAACTGTGTATCACGAAGCTGTTCACGTAGCGCATCATTGTAATGGGTATCGTCCTTTTTGGATTTCCAAAGGGGATATGCCCATTCCATCTAATAAATTTCAGGATGTTAAAAATTCTGTAGATGCCTCTAGTGCATCTTCCCAAATGGAACACGAGGCATATTGGATGGAAGACAAACCTGATAAAGTTCGTTATGTACTTAAAAAATATTGTCTCTGATGAACATCTTCGTAACTTCTCCCTGGCCTGCAGAGAGTGCTATCTGCCTTCCTGATAAACACATTGTCAAGATGCCGCTTGAGTGTTGCCAAATGCTTTCCATTGTTGCATCTGATAAGTGGGGGCACGGGTATGGTTCTTTGTATAAAACTGATAACACGCCCTACAGAACTGAAAAGGGTGCGTTTCGCAATCATCCCTGTACCAAATGGGCAATGGAAAGTATTCATAACGCCTATTGGTTGATCAAACACGGATTGAACCTTTGCGACGAATATACCCTTCGTTATGGTAAAGTTCATTCGTGCTACAAGACTCTTGTAGATGCTTTTTACTTGTTTCCAAAGGGGAAGATTACTGATGTAACGCCATTTGCAAGGGCAATGCCAGAAGAATACAAACTTGACACAAGTATTGATACATTTACTGCTTATAAAATGTACATTGCTTCTAAGCCTTGGGTTAAGGATTATCTTCGTATGCCTCAAAGACGACCAGAATGGGTATGAAGTATCAAAAAGGAGATTATTTTCTTGACAAAGATACGCATAAGTTGTATATTTTTGATGGGAATGAATGGTGGGAAATTGTCCCAAGTTGTGAATTAAGGAAAATTAATTATGAACAGTGATTTTATTTGGGTTGAGAAGTATCGTCCCAAGTCAATTGAGGATTGTATTCTTCCCGAGAGTACCAAGAAGACCTTTCAGGACTTTCTAAATAGGGGAGAAATTCCAAATATGCTTCTCGCTGGTCCTCCTGGTATTGGAAAGACCACAGTGGCAAAAGCACTTTGTAACGAATTGGGGGTAGATGTTTATGTCATCAATGGATCCGACGAGGGTAGATTCCTTGATACTGTCAGAAACAATGCGAAAAACTTCGCTTCGACCGTTTCGCTTTCGTCAGATGCTAAACACAAAGTCGTCATCATTGACGAAGCAGATAACACAGGAAACGACGTACAACTCTTATTACGGGCGTTTATTGAGGAGTTTGCTGGTAACTGCCGCTTCATCTTCACCTGCAACTACAAAAACAAAATTATCGAACCTCTCCACTCACGATGTGCAGTTGTTGAGTTCGGAATTAAAGGAAAAGACAAAGCAAAGTTGGCAGGAAGTTTCTTTCGAAGACTTCAACAAATCCTGGATACAGAAGGCGTGGAGTATGATGAAAAAGTCCTTGTTGAAATAATTCAAAAACACTTTCCCGATTGGCGGAGAGTTCTTAATGAATGCCAAAGGTATTCTGTTGGTGGAAAAATTGACTCAGGTATTCTTGCTTCTTTTTCTGATGTATCTGTAAATGAACTTGTCAAATCTCTTAAAGATAAGAACTTTCCTGAAGTCCGAAAGTGGGTGGTCGCCAACTTGGACAACGATGTTTCTCATCTTCTTCGCAGGATTTATGACACCTGTTATGATTGCCTTACGCCCCAATCTATCCCTGCTGCCGTTCTTGTTATTGCTAAGTATCAATACCAATGTGCGTTTGTTTGTGACCAAGAGATTAATCTCTTAGCAGCATTAACAGAGTTAATGGTTGAATGCGAATTTCGTTAAGGTCTGTATTTTTCTAATTTGGAACCATAAGTTGTTATTAAGTAATAACTATCTCCAGTAATTTTCATACATTCTTTGATTGAATTGTATTCAATCCCTTTATAATTTATTTTCCAAACTTTTCCATATGACTTTCCTTTTCTAATTTTTCTAAATTTTTCTTTTGTTTCTTCCGTAAAACAATTCTTTTTTCCTTTATTCCAAGGTTCTTTTGGTCTTATAGACTTCATATGTTCTTCGGATTGTTCTCTCAATACCTGATACATTGCTCC